CCCTGCCTGCGCCCCGGGGATGGTGGTCAGGCAGGCTCCGCCCCTCTCCACGACTGTGAGGTCGATCAGGACGCAGCCTTCGCGATGTACTCGCGGGCGCAGTCGCCCTCAATCTTCGCGGACGGATACGCGGCGAAGGTCACCTCGTAACCCACAGCCTCGCCGTCCTTGTACACGGTGGAACCGCGCTCCGTGAGCTGACCCTCCGGGACGACGATCCGCTTGACGAGACCGCCCGTGAGCAGCACCTCAAACACGAGCACTCGTCGGGGCAGGATCTTGGAATTGTGGCGCACCGTGATCGGCTTGTCCGCTCCGCCCTGCTGCGTCACGTTCTCCTGCCCGAACACCTCACGCAGGACGTCAGGATCGAGCGCCTGCAGGAGCTTCGTCTTGAACGTCTCCTTATATCCAGTCTGCTGCGTGAGGACGACGTCGCCGCCAAACGCCTTCATGTCGCTGGACTCGGTCTCGATGGGATTCTCGAAACCATCCTCCGAGAGGTAACCCAACTTCACGAACGCCGTGTTGAGCGCGGTCGTCGCATCAGCGGGGAGCGGTGTGCCCAGCGGAGCTGCGAAAAACGCGCCGCCCTTCTGCGGCTTAGCCGCAGTAACAAGCGCAGAATTCTGTTCTGCCATATGACTCTCCTGTCAAGAGTAAAGAATCAGGTGAGCGCCAAGATGGCGCTCACCGTCAGTTGAAACCTCGGCACCCGAGCATCCGGGTCCGGGAAGGCATACACCGACCTGACGTCGGAGTACGCGACGATTGATTCGCGCTGCCAGTCCAAGATCGCGACGGCGACCTCATCAGCAAGCGCAGACGCCTCAGCCTCCGTCCCAGCCCACGCCTGCACCGCGAACATCGGGGAATCCCACAGGTGCGTGCGCTGCCCACCCGTTCGCTCGACCGTGACGAACTTCGAGGGCCGAGACTCCGGCACGCGATTCGAGACCCACACGCCCGGAAACTTCCGCTTCAAGTAGGCGATCAGCAGTGCGGTCGATGACGTCATACACGCCCCACATTCAGCGCCTTCAAGAGCGTGTTATGCCTGGCGTTATCACGGCGCGCCTTGAACGTCGCAGCCTTGACGACGCCGTGCGGCCTCGTCTTACCCTGCTGCACAGACGACTCAAAACCTTTGCCCGCCGCCGACGCGATCCGCTCTGCAGCGGACTCAATCATCGGCGTCGTCAGCGCGCGTAGAGCCGCGTTGTCGACCACGATCTTCACCTCGTCACCCCTCCACCAGCCTTGCCTGCACAGGCCGATTCCACACACCAGGCGTCGAATCCGTGCTGTACGGCCTGGGATCGCCGATGACCTCCCACCAAGAGCTCCTCCACCCGATCAGACAGCCCCTGAGGCTCCCGGTATAGGTTTTCGGGAAATGGAAAGTCATGATTGTCACGTCGCCGTCCGGCCGCTCCGCCCCCAAATCCTGCGATGAGGCCGGAGCCACCAGGACGTTGTACACCGAGATCCCCCGCCGGTATTCGGCACGCTCATTGCCGAACTCGTCGAGTGAGCCTGACGCCCGGGCCATTAGCATAACGCTCTCGCCAAAGATCATGGCCGCGCCCCAATCGTCCGTACAGCCGCAAACCGCGGCAGACGGATCCCCAGCCTGCGCCGATGCACCCGCGTGAAGCTCATAGACCCCACCGGCGCGCTAAACGTCGACGACTGACTGTACGGGCCACCCGTGACCGTCGACTGCGTCGCACCGTACGCAAATCCATCCGCCTGCTGACGAATCGCGTACCGCACCATATCGCAAACAACATCCTCATACGAGTCACGCCTGATCGTGCCATCCGCGAGCGCGGCGGCTAGGTCGATCTTGTCGGCGGCGAGCTCGTCGCGGACGATGCGCGTTGCGCGGGTGAGGGCGGCTTCGACGACTTGCTGGCCGACTTGGGAACCCTCGTTAGGGCCGTAGCGGAGCTGGAATGCTGTAGTCTTGACGTCGATCGGGTCTACCGGTGGTGCCATTCTCAGCCCTCCTAGCTGTCAGTCGATAGGTGTCCCCTCGTGCGGCGGTTCACGCCGCAGGTGGGATTTCCTCGGGTGCCAGCTCGGTCTGCGGGTCGCCGGCCTCGCCGGTGATGCCGAAGTCGTCGCCGAGGACGTCGATGATGAGCTCGGCGTCAGCGGCCGTGACGATCGCGATGCCGTCCTCGAACTGGACGTGCGGGGTCGTGATGAGCAGGGTCGGGATCGCGTCGCAGCGCAGCGTCACCATGCTGGTCTTCTTCTTCGCCATGCTTGATCAGCCCGCCGCCACAGTCAGGACGCCGTGTGCCTTCTCGTTGCCGTACTTAAGGCCGATCTCGCCGTACAACATGACCTTCTCGGATGCGCCGGTCTTGGACAGCGGCTCAGCGAAGAAATGGCCCTTTCCGGGCACTTCGAGGAACGCGGGTGCGAGCTGTTCGAGAGAGACGACCGCGAGCTTCGTCGCCGGCATGTACCGGTTGAGCATGATGTTGAAGGAACCGAAGTCGGTCTCCAGCGTCTTGAGGTTGACGCCGCCGACGTTGCGGTCTTCCTGCTTGAAGCCGTCCTTGACGAACAGGTTGGTAAGGGCTCGCTTGAGGGCGGCGTTGACGATGATCGTGCGAGTCTCAGTCTCCTGGACGCCGCCGTTCTCCCAGACCTTCTGGATAAGGTCGAGAACATCGTTCGCGGTCAGCTCGCCGGCCTTGTGCGTGGTCGTCGCGACGTTGGTCGTAATGGCCTGCAGCAGACCTCGCGTCTTACGCGGCTGCGCGTTCGTGGTCGGCTTGGCGAAGGTGCCCGTGATGAACGTCTTTTCGACGTCACGCGAGATCTGCTTGATCTGCGCCTGCAACTGCTCGGCGAGCTCGTCGGCGGGCAGCGTAGTGGAGCCGAGCTGCACGGCGGTGCCGGTCGGGCCGTACTGGCGGCGCGCGCCCATCTTCGTGTACGAGATGGAGACGGCTTCCTGGTGGATTTCGAGAACGTTCTCGACGTTGGCGCGGGTGCGGGTCTCGAACGTGGTAGCGTCTGCGCCCTCGACGCGCTGACGGTTGTCGGCGGCGTCGCGCAGGTCCGTGACCTGCCAGCCGAAGGTCGTCGATTCGACGGACTCGCCGCCAGTCAGACCGCCAATCGAGGACAGCAGCGGCGTGTCCTCCGGGGACGCGGTGAAGATCTCGCCGACGTAGTTCGGGCAGTTGTAAGTGGTTGCCATCTCGGTAATACCGGGCATATGAATCTCCTGTCAAGAGAAGGGGATGGGTGTCAGTTGGTGGATTCAGCGGTCAGGCCAGCGAGCTTGACCGCCTTGAGACGCGCCGACAACTTGAAGTCGCCAGCGCTCTGCGCCGCCGCGATCTGCTCATCAAGAGACAGAGACGACGCGCGAGGCGGGAAAACACCAGCACCCGAATCCGCGAGCGCGGGCACGGCCGGCGTGGCCGTGGTGCCTCGCCAGTCGGCGAGACGCTGCGCGATCTCCTTGATCTCGTCCTCGGTGTCACCGTGGATGAGGTCGGCGGGGACGCCGTACTCGGAGGCGGCGGCGGCGATCAGCTTTGCTCGGTGCGCCTGAGCTTCGAGGGCTGCGACCTGAGAGCGCAGTTCCTCGATGGTGGTGTCCTTGCCGTTGATCGCTTCCGTGAGCGCTTCGAGCTGCTTGTGGTCGGCCTTGGCGCGTCGTTCCCACGTGCGGGCGTGCGCCTTCCAGTCCTCGACGGCGTCGTCCTGCGTGACCTCCTGCGAGGTCTCTGCGGCGTCGGCGCGGTCCGTGTCCTGGACGGCCGTATCAGCGGTGGGGGAGTTTTCGGCGGGCGCCTGCGCGCCGTCCTTGATCTCCTGATCCTGCTCGGTGGCGTTTTCCATTGGTTTACCTTCCTTTTCGGAGAGCGTGGTTCCCGCTGCCTTTGCGGACGCGGGCATAACAAAACCCCGCACCGTGTTCGGTACGGGGGAGATTGGTGATTGTGTTGGGTTACGCTGCTGGGGCCTCGGTTGTGGAGATGCCCTCGCGTAGTTCTGCGAGCTCATCATCAAAGAACCCGTCCTCTGCATCGTTGATCGCTGCAAGCCGATCAACCCATGCACCAGTGACGGCACCGTACTTAACGAGCGAAGAGACCGCTCCGTCGACATCCGGGCCGTCGTATTCGAGCATCATGCGCAGATACTCTGTTTCGTCGCGGGCGCCCAGCGCATCGAGCGCTGCGATAGCGTCGCGCACGAACTGTGATACCGCGTCAGTTTCCATAGGCGTATTATACCTACTTTTCAACTGGAATTATCGATTTTACGCGATATCCTTTTGCATCATTTCGATACGCGACGCGAATTGTGACTCCGTTGACCCGCCCAGTGGCCGATGCAAGGTTGACGCCCTCTCGGACACCCTGTTCGCGCAGCACTTGAGCGCCGGCCTGCAAAATGTCGTCGGGCGTCCAATCAGCCGGGAATTCGGTCCTCCCGAACCTCCATCCATACCCCGATAGGTGCCCGCCTGAACGGCGTAGCCCGTAGAGTGTGTGACGCCACTCTTTTGCGCGGAGTGGCGGCAGACCATCTGGCCAATCCTTCGGGGCTTGTGTCATCTCGCGTGGCGGGAGTCTCCGCGCAGCCCCCGGCGTGAGGCCACGCTCCTGGAGGACGGCGAGCGCCCGGCTCCTGTCTTTGTCAATCTCACTACGTTGGAGAGTGCCATCGCTAGAGACCCGTTGGGGAGTGCGCCCGTCTGTGAGCTGGTCTGGGAACAGCTCTCGCATACGCGCAGTGATCGTCTTGATGTCGTCTGTGCGTGCGCCTTCATCAGCGAGGTCATCAACCGCCTGCTGGTACATTCGCTCGTACCGCTTGGAGTCGTATCCCCGGACGCGCGGACGCTTGTCCCACGATGGGACTATCTGGCAGTCGCACTTGAAATGCGACCGCTTGAACTGCGCAGTTTCCTCGCTCTTGTAGACGAAGCCCCGAGATGCCCACAGCATGCACCAGGCGCATGTCTCAGCGCCTGTCGGCACGCGAGCGTATCGAGGCTTCTTCGGGTCACGCTCGGCTGCGTGCTGCGTCGTCGCACGGCCGGCGTCAGAGATCAGCTTGCGAGCACCGTCAGTGAGCCTCGTGAGCACTCTCGCTCGGCCTGTGCCCTCGCGCAGATCCCTGATCGCCGCTCCGACGATCTTCGCCGCTTCGTTCTCATCGACGAGGCCAGTCGGCATCACGGGGGAGTACGCCTTCGCGACGCCCTCGGCCTCGCGCTGCTTCTCGTACCACTCGAGCGCCGCCGACGACGCGACCTCTGCGGATTCTTCCACGAGGCGCGGATATAGCTGATACAGGGCGTCCTCAAGCGTCCCGAGATCGTCGAGGGGCAGGCGCTTCCACAGCGCCCTCATGCGGCGCTCAGCGACATCGCCCGCACGGTTCTGTGTCCTCGCGAGCTGCTGCACGTCGTGGATATGCACGCTGCCCCCTCATGCTCTCTACTTCTCGTCAGTCGCAGCAGCCGCGGACAGTCGATCAAGGAGACCAGACGCTTCCGCGCGACGCTTGTCCGACATTAGGCGCGCGATCTGCGACCCCGAGTAGCCAAGCTCTTCCAGAACGACCGAGGACTGCGCGAGCCACGGCATTGCGCTGATCTGCTTCACGATGGCGTCAGACTGCGAAACAATCGACGGATGTGCAGGGTCACCCCAGCGCGTCGCCAGAGACCGCAGCTCCGGCGTCATCTCATCAAGCCCGTCACGCATCATCACCGCATGCGCATACACACGATTCAGGGCCGCGTCGAACACACGCTGCGCGTTCTTCGCCTTGATGACCAGCTCTTCCTTCGCCGCATACAGAGCCTCCGCCGAGGACGGGTTGTCCTGAATGACGCCGAGCGACGAGACCGGCAGCGACGACACACCCGACAGCTCGGTCGCAAGCGCACGCATCTGCTCCGTGAATGGCTGCGCAGACTGCTGGGGCAAGACCGTGACCTTCGGCCCCTCCGGCTCTTCACCGGACGAGATCGTCTTGATCGTGCCCAGCTTCCAGTCCCACGATCGCAGATCGTCGATCAGGTCCGAATCGACGCCCGACAGCAGGATGCCGGGAGCCGTGAAAAGCTCCGTCGCCAGCTCTTCGCGCAGTACCGTGCGCATTGCGCGCTGCGTGATGCTCATGACGTCGCGGGAGATCCGCGAGCGCCCGAGTGGCCGGTCGAGAGACGGCTCGAACGGGAGCGCCTCCATCATGGGCGCGCCCATGCCGTGCAATTCTGCGTGGATGATCCGCCACGCCGACACTGCGTTCAGCTCGACGACGTAGGTCGAGTCTGCGGTGTACAGCGTGAAGCGTGTCGGCCGGCCGGCGTCGTCGATGTCGTCGATGGTCAGCCCGTAGGACAGTCGGCGTCGCACGCGGTCCCAGAGGCCCGCAGCCCAGTCCGCAGAGTGCCCCTGAATGATCACAGGCGGCTCACCTGCCGCCTCGACACCCTTACGCAGCGTCAGGAAAGCGACCGAGTGCGTGAGCGAGGACGGGATCGTCTGCGCGATCTCCAGCTCGAAGCCAGTCGATGCCAGCAGGTCGTCGATCTCGAAGGGATTATCACTGCCCGTCGACGAGGTGACGCCGTCCCAGATCAGCAGATCCGACAGGCCGAAAACGACCTTGCGAGGCCATCCGATGACCGCGCCGAGCTGGTCGACCATATCGTCGGGCACCGAGATGTTCAGGTTGTCCGGTCGTACGACGCCGTCGAGGTACGCCTGCCGCAGACGATTGCGCGGCTGCTTGACGCGCCACAGCTCGACGAGCTGCGCGAGCGCCGCCTGCTCTGCGGGCGTCAGCCCCGGCACAACCGGAGCCGAGAACGACACCGGTGTGGCCAGCATGAACTTCTTGGCGCTCACAGGGCCCTCGCTTTCTTGCCCGGCCTGCGCCGGGTCGTTTTAGCCGCCAGAACAGCCGCAGACACGGCCTCTAGCGGGGTCTCATCTCCATCGGGGATACTGGCTTCCCATCCCCACGCGCCATCACGGGCGCGGATCTTCCTGTCGCACACCGCCACCGCCGTGTTGAGCGCGTCTTCCGGATCGCCTGCCGGGTGCGTGATCCGGCCATCGCGCAGCCCCTCGAAAAACAGCGAGCACGACTCGAGGTATTCGCGAGTCGTCATAATGTGTACGATCTTGGCTGGCACGCCCCGGATCTGCAGAGCGTCCGCGAGCGCCGACGCGCCGGAGCCGCCGACTAGGTTGATCTGCGCGGTCCGGTCCTTTCGGGCTGCGAGCCAGTCGGCGACGGCTTTCACGCCGTCGTCCGTGGATCCGGTGAACGTGTCGATTGCGTTGACGTGGAAGCGGACGTCGGGGCCGGTGCCGGTTTTCAGAGCGCCCGCGAGCGCCTGCCGCTTGCCGTTCGCGCTGAAAGCGACGGCGAACGAGCGGACACCATCTGCCGGCGCTTCTGCTGCCGTTGCGTCCCAGGTGGTCGGGTCGATGGCCCTCGATGCTCCCGCGTTTGCCGGCCACATTCCGAGGCGCTCGCGCGCGAAACCCTCATCCGAGAGCGTCTTGCGCTCAAGCTCGATGAACGAGCGCTTCATGCGGCCTGCGAGCAGCGCGGGATTCGTGGCCTCCCAGGTCTTGACGTCGTCCATACGCAGCGGCTTGTCAGGGTCAGCCGACCATTCATGCCAGCACATAGCGCCGGGATGCTCAGACAGCGCCTGATCTCGGATACGCTCGAACACCTGCCCGTTAGCGTTCGGGCCGGGCGGCGTGCCCGTGTACAAGACCTGGGAGTTGCCGAGGTGACCGGCCGAGCCGGTCGAGGTGATCGCTTCGAGAGCATCCTCGGTCAGCTCCTGCGCCTCATCGAGGACGATCAGGTCTGCCGTGAAGCCACGGCCCGATGACTTCGAGCGAGCGATCACCCGAAGGGAACCACCGTGCCAGCCACGAGACGGATCATTCTTGAGGATGATCGCTTCCTGCCCGTTGACGTTCCTGACCTGCTCGACCATCGCGTTTAGCTCAGGGTAACGAGCGGCCTCGTCATCTGCCTTCTTCCCGAAAAACTCCTTGAACCTGCGGTAATGCGCCTGCGCGGACTTGACCTCGTGCGCCGAGTGAATCACCGTCTCACCGAGCAGGACCATGCCGAAGAGCTCACGCATCTCGAGCAACGCGTTCTTGCCGTTCTGGCGCGGGACGGACAGGCCGGCGACGGGGTGCTTCCACTCGTCTTTAGCCGAGGCGGCGAGCCAGTCGTCAAGTACGAGCTGCTGCCAAGCGTCGGGCATCAGCCCAAACGATGCCGCGAATTCACCCGCGAGATCGCCGAAGGACTTGGCGCGACGCTCAACGGCGACCCGCAGCCGGGGAGCCTGCTCGATGCTTTGCCAATCTCTGCTGGAAATCGACAACCTGGCCCCCCTCTCCCTTCACCGACTCGGGGACCGCAGCCCCCGAGGTCCCTGAAATCTCAGAAATCAACGCGCGCGCCTCACGAATCAGGGGCGCGCGCTTGTCGAATTCGGCGTACTCGAGTGACGTGAGGGTCAGATCGAGCAGCTTCTTGCGAGCATCCAGCTCATCGAACGCATCCGCCTTCTTCGCGCCCGCCTTCTTCTTCGCCACCACAACCACCCCCTAAACCGCCACAAATCAACGAATACCGCCTACCGCGAGCGCCAGTACCCCACCAGACACCCCCTGCGGCCGCGTGCGAAACAAACACGGTCGGTCAGCGTTTTTCCAGCTCAACCCGCCTGAAAGCGGGGGGGTATGGCGCTATATCTCCTTGGGAGTGAGCGCCCGGGGAGGGAGGGGGAGGCGCCCCCATTTTCGTTGAAATCACGCCACAAACAGGGCGTTTTTACCAATCAACGTCAATCGAAGCAGGCCGAACGACCCGCTTCGGAACGTTCACGCGATCGCCGCGCGACTGGTTGCAGCGACGGCACAGCACTCTGCCGTTCTCGAGGACGTTTTTGCCGCCCCAACGATGAGGAAGGATGTGATCAGGCTCAGCCGACGACGGTGTCCGCGTGTTCACATAATCGAGCAGAACACTGCACGACGGACAGTGCGTGATGCCAGCAGCTTTCCCGGCTGCGAGCACTCGCTTGCGCCAGTGCTTGTACTGGCTCGTGCCCGTCCGGGAGGACACCATGAGCGCCACCCCCTCGCCGCAAACTCGAATGGCCCCCCACTTACGCGGAAGGCCACACTAGAAATATACACCGTTGCACCCCACCGGGCATCAACACCCCAGGGGGTGTTTCTGACTGCCCCCGGGTATAGACCACCCCCCAGGGGTGTTTGCAAGCACCCCCGGGGGTGGTTTCGAGGCTCCCCCCGGGTACGAACCACCCCCGGGTGCGCTTGAGGTACTGCCCGGGGGTGGCTCGTTGTCAGGACGCGAGGCCGACGATGTCCGCGACGCGGTAGGTGCGGTGCCCGACCTCCGGCGAGACCGACAGCAGCTTCCCTCTCTGACACCACGACCGCACGGTCGCGTCCTTGATCGGCTTGCCGACGATCAGCTCAGCGACCCTGGTCGCACGCGGCCTCGGCAGCTCAAGACGCTTTGCCTCGGCCATCATGAGGACGACGGCCGTTCGGCAATCAACCTGCTGCCAGCACTCACGGCACTTCACCTCGTCGGCTCCTTCCCGGGCGAGCAGGTCAGCGCTGCAACGCGGGCACTTGCCGACGAACATGAGTCGCGCGTGCGCCGGGGCTGCGAGGTGCTCAAGACGCTTGATCGAGTACAGGACCTCGTCGGCGCACTGCGCCGCCAGAGGCCAACGCCGCACGCGGTCCTCGTGAGCGGCGAACAGCTGCGCGACCATCCGCCAATCCCTCGCAGGCACACTGTACTTCGGCCCCATGACGAGACGGATCAGCTCATCACCCCACGTCTGCAAAGCCGAGGCCATCTCATCAACCTCAAGCATCAGCGCAAGACGCAGCGGCGGCGACGACACCGAATGACCCTTCGAGCCTCCACCCTCCGGAACCGACTTCCGAGACGCGATGTACGCGAGATCGGCCATGAGGCCCGGCAGTGACTGAGTCGCAACCCTCAGACGCGCCGCCCCACCCCGCGACAGATACTCACCCGGCAGCAACGGCTCACCCGTCACCGGGCACACCTCACCAGTCATCGTCCTACTCATCGTCAGTCCACATCCTCGATGTCGCCCCTGTACGTATCACGGCAGACCTCGATAAGGCCACGCCGCGCCAGCATCGAGCCGCGCCCGTCCGTCATCCAGGCTGTCACGTCCGGACTCGACGGATCAATCGTCTCAATCATCAGTTCCCAGGACCCGACCAGCCTTCCCGGCCCGTGCTTCTGCGCAACCAGAGCACCTATCGCATCCTCAATCCGATCCAGCACCTGTTCGTGCTCGTCAGTCATCTCCTACTCCTTCTCCTTCGCTTGCGCTTCTTCGAGCCAGCAGACAAGGCGGCTGCCTGCCCGACCTGCTCCCGGCCCTCTTCCTGTTCCCTACTGCCTACCCGAACTCCCGACCCGTACCCGTACCCGTACCCGGGGATACACGAGTCCAGAGGCCTGGACGAATCGAGTCCGACGCCAGTCGGCATGAATCCGCGCTTGCGCTTGTAGTTGGTTTCGGGTGTGGCGAGTGTGCGGGCAGCGCCGGGGTCACCGAGGCCGGACTCGACAGTGAGCTGATCAGACTCACCGGAATCCGCGCGGGTCGGGATACCCACGGTCGCGCCGCCAGGCGCGCTCACAGTCACGGAGGCGTCCGCACAGCCCGAGGTCACACCCGTCGTAGGTGCGCCCGAGGCCGGGTCGCCATCCGCCGCGTGCGCGCTCGCACGCTCACCACTCTCTCCACCAGCTACCGCGCAGGACGCGGTCTCCGCGCCACGCAGCACGCCCGCACGTTCGAGCATGCCGCGTGTGAACGTCCCGTACCGGGGACGCTCGGGCGCGGGCAGCAGCTCGTGAGACTGATCCCACGAGCCTGTAGGGTCGTCCGCTCGGGACGAATTACACCGCGTACACGCCACGACGAGCGTGTCCACAGTGCCAGCCTCCCCGGGCTTCAGATGGTCGAGTGTGCCCTTGCGGGCCGATGTCTTTCCAGGCCAGTAGACCTCGACTCCGCACCAGCGGCACTGGTCGCCGTCACGGGCGATCACCGCCTGACGCAACGCCTGATCTGAGTTATCGCGCTGACGTTGGCGGCTCCACTCGACGTCCGCGCGCGAACGGATATGCACGAAATCCGGGTCCTCGAGCAGCTTTGGCTTCTTACCTTTCGGCGTGTCCGTCCACTCGATGAGGCCCGTGTCGATCGCGATCTGTATGACGTCAGGATTCCCACCCGCGTACGTGTAGACGACGCCGATCTCGATGATGCTGTCAGTCAGGTGCGCCGCCGAGTACGCCGCGCACCGCATGACGAACCCGAACAGCTCATTCACCGTGCGAGCGTCGGCCTTCGGGTGCGCAGCCGCCTCCATCAGACGCGGGTACATGTCCGCGTCATCACCCATCTTCACCCACGCCATCAGTACACCTCCTTCACGCTTGTCGTCTTGGCCTCTACCTGCTCCCAGTAGTCCTCGGGAAACAGATCACGAGGCCGAAAATCCGGGTAATTCCGCGTCATCCAGGCGCGCTCCGTGTACCGCTGATACTTGGCCTCGAACCGCAGGAAACACGGACGGCACCGCGCGTGGCCAGCCGCAAGCAGCACGCCACAATCGGGGCAATGCCTCTCGATCACGACGCCGCCGCCCGTTCAGCTAGCAGCTCACGCGCGAACCGCTCCTGACCTTTCGGCAGCACCCAGGTCTGTACGCGAACGCCGCCACCAGGTACCTGCACCTCCGAGGCTTCAAGAAGCCCCTGCGTGATCGCCCGCGCTGTCGGCACCATCTGCCCGCCGCGCCGGTACACGTAGCCCGAATCGCGGAGCCACCTGCAAAACCTGTTCGGCCCCATGCCCTCGACACGCGCCGACAACACCGTCCCGAACACGCTCGGCAGCACCGCCTCCCCCGAGGCCGCGACCGCGCGCCCCAGCTGCGCGTGCGGACGCTGCGCCTCCACCTCAGCCACAGCCTCAGCCGCCACAGCCTCCGCCCGCACACGCGCCGCACGCTCATCGCGCAGGGCCGTCAGCGTCCGGATCATCGTCTCCGGATCCGCCAGCATCGCATCGACTGCGGACTCGGTCGCATACACGCCATGCCGCCGAATCGACGGCAGCACCTCGGTGGTGACCCAGCGACGAAACGCCGCTGCCTCGGGCTTATCCGACCGGATAATCACCTCGTACAAGCCGGGCTCGGTCACAACCCAGACCTGCTGAGTGCGCCCGAGCCGGTCACGCATGGGGTATGTCAGGCATAGGTCATCGGACAGGCGCGCGCGTAGCTGCGCAACGTTCGCGATGCCCAGCGCCGCAGCCAGATCCGCAAGGACGAACAGCGGCTCACCCGACTCGTCGACCTGCACACGCACCTCGTGCCCCGTGTACTCGAACAGCTCAAGCTCATTCACGGCTTTCCCCTTACCTACTCCACAAACACCGATCAGAACGGCGGCTCAGACGTAGCCGCTTGCGCGCCCCACGGATCATGCTGCGGCGCATCAAGCGCCGCAGACGGCGCCCACCCGCCCGCATCCCGACCAGACGCACCCCCCGCACCGAAGCCCGGCGCGCTCGCGGCCTGTGCCTGCACGCGGGTGATCTGCGCGCGGGTGATCTGCGCGCGTGCGCGGCGCAGGGAGGGGCCGACTTCGTCGACCTGCAGCTCAACGACCGTGCGACGTTCACCCTGCGGGGTGTCGTACGAGCGCTGGGTGAGGCGACCCTGAACGATGACGCGCATGCCCTTGCGCAGCGACTCGGCGACGTTCTCAGCGGTCTCGCGCCACACGGAGCAGCGCATGAAGAGGGTGTCGCCGTCGCGCCACTCGCCGGCGTTACGGTCGTAGGTTCGGGGGGTGGAGGCCACCGTGAAATCGGCGACCGCCACGCCCGACTGCGTCCAACGCAGCTCCGGGTCGGCAGTCAGGTTACCGATGACGGTAATGACGGTATCTCCGGCCATTTCTGTGCTCCTAGTCTTTGATTAGCCGATGGTTCCGGCTCGACCCTCGAATGGGTATGCCTCGAAGGTGATTCCGACCATCTTCGAGCCGAGGCACTTCGCAGTCACCGGCGCAAGCAGATCACACCGCGGATCAGGCCCCTGCAGGTGACGCCTATCGTCATCAGGCAGGATGCCCGCGTCGATAAAGCCATCGACCATCGCCTTCAACGTCGGCATGTAGTTGTGAGGATCGCGACGACTCACGTCCGGGAAGCGGAACCAAGCGACGAGACGCAATCTCTCCGACTGGCCGATGCCTGCCGCACGCGCCCGGATCATCGCCGTCGTACGCAAGTTCTTCACGGTCGGTGCCGTGCGGCGACGGTCACCTCGATCATTGAGCGAGAGCATCTGCGCGGACGGGATGAGGATCTCATCGAGAGTCCAGATCGGCCTCATTGCGTCACCTCGATCCACGCGCCAACCGCCGCCAACTCAGCAGGCGTGTAACCGCGCTCGCGGGTGAACTCGATGACGGTGCGGGCGCACGCCGCATGCGTAACCGCGTTGATCGCGGTCGCTTCGCTTTCGGCGTCGACGGTCACTCGTACGTTCGATCCATGCGGCGCGAGGTGCGCGCGGCAGACCGGACAAGCCGTGACGTGCGGCGGGACCTTGCGGATCTTCTTCGTGGTGATCATTTGGCCCCCTCCTCGGGCTGGACTGACGTTCCCTGCGCGACGGCTATGAGCTTCTCCATTGGCTCGCCGATGGAGAGTCTGATCTCTGCGACTTCCTCATCGTTTGCTGCATAATTCGCGGCGATGTCGCCTGCGGCGTCCGCGAGGTCCATTGCCGCGACGGTGATCGCGGCGCGCAGCTCGCCGAGGCGCCGGACGAGGAATTCCAGGTCACCTACTGCGTGCTCCGTAATGTCTTCGAGTGCCTTTCGGTACGCGCTTTCAAGATCCGAGCGTGTCGCGCCCGGGTACGAGCGGCCGGCGAACGCGACTGCGTCCAGCCTATCCTTGATCTCACTGATGCTTGTCATCTTTGTTCCCTCTGTGCTTGTCCCCGCGCGTTCGTCGCGCGGGGTCTCGTGCCCGCCCGGGACTTGCACCCGGGTGTCTGCTGGTCGGGCTGCGCGGTCGTTAGCCTTTCCCGCTTGGTTTCTTCTTGGTTGCGGGTGGCCTCCCCGTGGCCGCGCTCATCGGGGAGCAGTTTCAGTCGCTCTCTCGCAGCTCGTATTCGCCGCAGTTGAGCTTTTGTTCTGCATCGTTGATCTTGTTGACGATCTCGACGTAAATGTCGCGCTGCGTCGAGATCGCGCGTCGTGCGAGGCGTCGGGCATGCAGGTTCGAGATCTGCATCGTCGCCTCAAGATCCTCATCGGCGGCGAGCACCGCCTCCTGAGCGTCCTCGCGGATAAACAGCATCTGCTCTGCGTCTAGGTAGACGGCGACCTGTGCGACCTTCACTCGTCGGCCTCCGTCGCGGTTCTGACCTCATCCGACGCCTCGGCAGCTGCTCCCGCGAGCGCGACGCTCCGGACGAGCGTCCCGGTGCTCTGCATCCCTCGGTCCTTCTTCTCGGTCATGATCGCGAACGTCAGGGCGTTCCCGACCTTGATGTAAGCGTCCGCGAGTGCACGGGTGTCCTTGTTGGTGGTTCCGCAGCCTTCGGCGGTCCTGTCTGCGAGCAGGGCCTTGAGGGCCAGTTGGCCGGCGTTCTCGGCGAGCAGTACCGCAGCAATCGCCGCGTCCATCTGGTTCAGCTCGACGGTGATCTTGTCCTCGAACCTCACAGCTCCTTCTCCTTCTTGTCCGCGGGGCCCTCAAGGAGGCGGAGCAGCAGCAGGCCCGCGCCTGCGCCGCCCATGATTGCGCCGATCATCAGGAGCAGGCCGTTAGCGGTCGCACCGGTCTTGGCGAGGCGCTCCTGCGGTGCAGGGGCGGTTGCCGGGGCAGGTTCCGGCTGCGGCTTCTCAGTGGCCTGCGTCGGGGTCGGCTCAGGCGTCGGTGAAGGCTTCACAGTGTCGGGCGTCGGCGCGGGCGTCGGCGTCGCCGCGGACTGAGGCTCATCCGAGGGCTTCGGGGCCGGTGTCGTCGGCGTGGGCTCCGGCGTCGGCTCGGTGGCCGGGCTGGTGGGGATCGGCTCAGGCGTCGGCTCCGTGGAAGGCGTCGGCACGGGCGAGGGCGTGGGCTTGACAGTGCCGTCACCGTCGGTGCCTCCGGCGGTCTTCACAGTCGCGGTCGCTTCAAGCTTCATACCGTTGATCTCCGCGTGATTGGTCACGGAGGTCTGCCCTTCGGGCACTGTCATCTGCTCGGGAGGATAGACGATGCAAGTCTTGACCCCATCCGGGGCGGTGAACTTTATCGTGTTGGCGTCGATTTGAGACGCAGTGATGTTCTCGGTTGTGGCCGGGTCCCACGTGGCTGCCTTCGCACAGCGGACGGCGGTGTTCAATGTGGTGTCGAAATCCTTCACTGTGTATTCGACCCCGCCTTCGGCAACCCATTTGATCGCCCACCCAACGGTATTGTTGTCGTTCGTCCAGCCGAACTTAATGTTCTCCGGACGTGCGTACTCAAAGTGGGCCGGCCCATCACAATCACTTGTGCAGGTCCCTTCACCGTTCTTGTCGCCCCAGACAAGCTTCTTCACAACCTCGCCGTTGAGGGTAATCTGGCCCTCATTCGTACCGATAGCGGCGTTCTGGAGGCGGGCTCGTGCCCACCAGGTGCCGGTCACGTTCTCCTTGCCCGCGTAGGTCGCGGGCACCTCCTTGATAGTGCAGGTCAGAGTTTCCTGATCGGCGCTGCACTCGCCGACAACCGACCCGTCGTCGAGCATGAAGGGGAACGACGCCGCCCACGTGAACGGTGCGCCGCCGTTCGTCGGCTGGGTAGACACCGTGAACGACTGCCCGACCGCGAGCGCGGGAGCCGCCCATGTGCCCGCGACGGTCACCTCGCTAGAGGTCTGGCGGGAGGACGAGGTTGCCTTGGTGACCTGCGCGGTCATGGCCGGCGCGGCCTCGTCGGCGAATGCCGCGCCGTAGGGCAGCGACATGGCTGCGATGGTGAGGGCGGCTCCGACCGCCCAAATCTTGTGCTTCATCGGTCTGTCTCCTTGTTGGTTTTGCGAATGGATGGGTAGTAGGTGAGTCCGCGCGTCGCGCGGTTCTTAGAGTCGTGGGCCTCGGTCGGGTAGGCGAGTGCCCGTTTCCTGGCCTGCCGTACGATCTCCCGTGCGGCTTTGTCGTGGCAGGGCCTGTCGTCGGAGGCTTCGAGTCGGAGCGGCAGCGGCGCCGTGCACGTCGAATCGGTCATCACTCGACTCCCACCGGGAGGTCCGCGACGCGCAGCACCTCGAGGACCACGCGGATCTTCTTCCGGTCGAGATCGACAAACACGCGCGGCGTGTCGACCGCGAGGCATCCGTTGACCTCCGCCTCGAAAATGACGTCCTGCATCGCGAGGCACATGATGTGGGGGAGGGAGTCGTCGCCGGACGGGTCGTAGTAAGCGAAGTCCGCCGTACGCTGCAGGAGCGTCGTGCCCTGCGTGCGAGCCTTGCCCGCATCCTTCGCCATGCGCGCCGCGATGTCCTCGCGGGTCGCCGCGCGCGCCGAGCCGCGCCACACGACCCAGGTCAGGACGACCATCGACGCCAAGAGCGCCAGGGCGAGGCCAGCCAAGATGTCCGCGCTCACAGCGATCCCTCCCGCCACTCTGCGTAGACGAGGACACCGCCAACAATGTCCAGCGCGACACCCGGGAAAACCAGCCACTCGGGCCACCCCTCCGGATTGCCGATACCGCGCATGCCGAACGCGATCACGAGCGCCGACGCGACGCACACGCCGCCGACCAGCGCCTTCCACGGCCACACGCGCCGGCCGCGCATGTTATCCTTCTTCATGAGCATCTCCTTCTATTTGCTCTCGCGCCCCGCGTCGCAACCGCAGGGGCGCACTTCTTTACCTTCTTCGCCGGTGAACTTCACCAGCTCGCTTGCGGGGATCCTCAGCAGGCCCCCGACCTTGACCGAGCGGATCGCGCCCGACGCGATCAGCTCACGGACCCCAGAGTCTGACGCCTCAATCAGCTGCGCGAATGTCCTGACCCTGTAGGCCACGGGCGCCACCTCTTCGCGTGTCACAGCTCCTCCTCTAAATCGCCCCTGACGGGGGACTCCTCCCCGGTAAGGTGGGAGGTGCCAACCACTCCGCACGAGATCGTGCGGCAACCACACCTCACCGAGGAGGAGAACTTGGACTCAGCAGCAAACGTCGTCATGGCCGTGTGCGCCGTCTTCACGATCGTCGGAGCTGTGTTCTCCTGGTGGCAAGCCAATGCCTCGAAGAAGGCACGCGCCGCCGCCGAGAAAGCCGACGCGAACGCGACACGGCAACGCGAAGCCATCGAGAAGATCGCCGAAGCGCTCAACCCCGCGCCCGCAGAGCACGCCTTCTCCGTCGAATGGCAAAGCAGAGACACCTTCGTGTTACGCAACACCGGGACCGCCCCCGTCACAGTCAACGCAATCACCAACGACACCGAGGGACTTTTCGCGGTCGCATACCCGTTCACGCTCAACCCCGGCTGCGGTCAACGCATCTTCGAGGCCCCTGTGATGAGTAGCGGGCACGTCGACGAGCTCGTCCTCGACATCGCCGATAGCCCCACACCTCTCACCGTGCCCCTGCCGCGCATGTAGGTCTTCAAGCGCGCGCGTATTCAGGCGCTGCAGCTTTTCCAGCATCTGCACCTGAATCTGCAGCAAATCGCGCTGCGCGCGAGCGAGAAGCCCCTCATCGAACCAGCACCTAATGTGGGGTGAACCGAGGATGAGTGCTGTCTTTTGCGTCGCCGCAGCCGCCTCGAGGAGCCGGCTCTCCGCATATGCCTCGTGGGCATCGTCAACCTTCAGCGGCCCCATACTCATGCCGCGTCACCGCCGTCCCAGTCGACGCGGCGCGCCTGCAGGATGATCGATCCCGACGCTTTGTCCTGGATGGTGAACCCATCCGACGAGACAGCCTCGTTGACGATCTGATCGGCTCGGCACATGAGGTCGGCGACTGTGGTCCCGAGGATCTCCGCGAGGCGGGTCATCTCAGAAAGCGAGAATTCAACGTGCCCGTTGAGCTTCCTCGAAAACGTTTGACGACCAATGCCAAGGCGCTTAGCAACGATGGTGATTGAGAGGCCGTGAGCTGCGATCTGTTCGCGGATCGCGCTAGTGATTCCCTTCAAGGCTTGCACCTCCTTACTCAATACTTAGTTGTCTCGAAATCGGGACACAACAAGTATGTCCCAAATTGGGGACATGCGCAAGCTAATTAGTGTGGACATGTCGCTAATTTGGGACATAGAATGTTGACCATGGGACAAAAACCGCTGGAAATCAACTATTTTGAGAGTTGTGTTGTCGCGCTCATCACATCCGCAAATGCGGCCCAAGGTGGCACAATCCGCTCCCTGTCAGCTGCATCCGGTGTGTCGCGCGCACGACTTGACCGCATCCTGCGTGGCGAGTCATCGATGACCACGACTGACTTTCAGAGGATCTGCGACGCCCTCGGCTTGGTCCCTTGGAAGGTTGCGCTCGCCGCCGAAACGGGGCGCACCTACGAGGAGGTTGTCGCAGACCTTGAGGACGCGGCGACGGCTTGACACGCGCTCCGCGAAAATGCCAGGGCGCCATCTGGCACGGACATATGTGAGCATTGGCATATGGGAAACGCACTCATCACAGCTCGGCTAGATACTGGGATTGCCTGGCTGCTTTCTGAACAACAAAAACTATCCGGCGTCAGTCTCCGCGAGCTATCTCGCTTGTCAGGCGTGAAGCTCACACGCCTCGGCGATGTCCTTAAACGCGGACGCGCCGCCACCGCAGGCGAGATCGAGAGAATTGCCGACGCTCTCGGCCTTGATGGTTGGAAGGTGCTTTTTGCTGCTCAGACCGGGCGCTCATGCGCCGATGAACTCGACCTGCCCACCTAGGTTGTTGAGGTGTGGCAACGACAGGCGCGGCGAGGCAGTGCTCGTGCTCAGCATGTGGGAGTACTTGTCCCACAACCCCCTTCACTGATACAGTGAATCAGGTCATATTACTTATGAGGAGGCGAAGAGGCCATGCCTATTTTCGGCGGTAAGCAAATCGCAGAGCTACAGCGGAGACTCGCGATTGGGGAACAGCAGTACCAGGAAGCCAGGGGAGAGATTGCCCGACTCTCCGAGGAACTCGTCCGGCTTAGCGGCGAACTCACGGCTGCGCAGGCTGGTCAGGCAAACCTCCAGGCATTTGTTGATGCCCATGGGGGTAAGGCGGCATGGGAAGCAGATCAGGCCGCTGAGCATGCGCGCCAGGCGCTCCAACAGGTTCGCACCCAATGCGCAGAACAAGAACAGGGAATCCGTGCTGATTTGGAGCGACTTATAAACGAGGAGGCAGCCCTGCAGGAGAAGCTTCACCCCATGCGCGTCCAAGTCAAACTAGAAGAAGCAGGTTTCACTGAGTATGATCACCCTGCAAAAGATTCTGTCGAGCTGGCGGCCGCTTTGCGAGACCTTCGAAAAGACGTACAAATGGCAGTTCGAAGCTATAGCGCAGTTGAATCGCTTGATGATTTCGAGCCTCCCCACACGAAAAGCGGCCGGAACAAACTCGCGAAAGATTCAGCAAGGCTTGCGCTCATGGCTTTCAACTCACAGGTTGATTCAATCATCGAAGCGGCAAGCGCTCGAAACTACGAAGCAAGCCTTGCGAAGATCTTCAAGGCCGCTGAAGTTGTTGAACGACAATGCACTGTCACCGGCGTGAGGATCAAGCCAAACTACGTGGAACTCCGCGCTCGAGAACTGCAACTCGCAGTCGACCATCTCAAAGCAAAGCAGCTGGAAAAAGAGCTGGAAAAAGAACGCAAAGCAGAACTGCTAGAGCAAGCAAAAGCGGAGCGAGAACTCCAAGCCGAGAGGGAACGCCTCGAAAAGGAACGGCAACACTACCTCAACGTCCTCAAGACGGTCGAAGAAATCGGTGACGAAGCCGAAACTGCGCGCCTCAAGCAGCAGATCGTCGAAATTGAAAAGGGGATCAACGACGTCGAGAAGCGCGAGGCCAATATCCGTGCAGGCTATGTCTACGTCATCTCGAACATCGGGTCTTTCGGCGAACGGATGGTCAAGATCGGCATGACACGCCGCCTCGACCCCATGGACCGCGTCCGCGAGCTCGGAGACGCGTCCGTGCCATTCAACTTCGATGTCCACGCCCTGTTCTTCTCCGACGATGCAGTGGGAGTCGAAACCGAGCTTCACCACCGCTTCGCAGCCAAACGCGTCAACCGCATCAATGCGCGGCGCGAGTTCTTCTACGCAACCCCCGCAGAGGTCCGAGACGCCCTCAAGGACATCGCCGGAAACCTCCTCGAGTTCACCGAAGAACCAGAAGCGGAGCAGTATCGGCTCAGTCTCGAAGAAGCACGCGCATCCGCTCAATGCTGAGGACGCTGCTTGTCCCCGCACCCCTCCATGCGAGTACTGCTGGGCTGAGACAGCTGTCCTACTGTAGGCTGCTGCAGTACCTTGAAAAGACATGTTGCGTCACGTGAGAGGTCGGAATGACGCCTCGCAGAAAACGCCGCCCCCTAGCCGTGAGAGGCCCTGTCATCGGCTAGAGGGCGGGATCTGCGCATCTGTAGCCCGCGCATAGGCCGGGGCTGCGCGGCGAACCGCGCTACTCCTAAGCGGCTAGGTCGCACCCCGCGTCGAGCCGGGGCCTGCAGTGCCTAGCCTCGATATAGAACCGCGCAGCTCCCCGAAGGGGCCGCGTGATCGATTACTCCCAGACTATCAGCACGCATGTACATTTGCGTCCGGGTGTCATTCAGAGGTTTTTCTGCTCCTGAGCGCGCACAAAATACCCCAAAACGGCGCTTTTTGACGCGCTCAGAGACTCGCAGTCACGCGAGCGCCTGATTCGGCCTCGCGGGAGCTTTGTATCGCGCTGTGTTTGGCGCCCTCATTTTTGGTGCCAAAAGTGTCAATGCTTCTTCGCGCGGGCCTCCATGCGTGCGATCATTTCCAGCTCGTAGGCCTCATCAGAGCGCTGATAACGCGCGGCCATGTCCGGGTCGGACCAGCCGTACCGTGCCATCAGGGCGCGCGTCGTGGCGCCCGCCTGGCCGTATCTTGTGGCTGAGTAGTGGCGGAGTGCGTGCCAGCCGCCGGAGTGCCCGTCGGGTATCTCGATGCCTGCGGCTGCCTGCGCGGCCGTAAGCAGGCGCGTGAGGGCCGTGTCGCGCGCGAAGCCCGATCCGCGCAGTGCCGGGAACAGGACTGCCTGCGGGCCGGGCGCGACGTGGGTACGCAGATGTCCACGCATCGTGGTAGCTGTCGAGGCCATGAGCGCGACCGTGCGGACACCGGCGGCTGTTTTCGTCGGCCCTGCCTCCAGATGCCTGCCTACACGGTGCAGCGACGCCTCCACACGCACGCTCATGCCCCCGTCCTCGCGCTCGAGGAGTGAGGCGCGCGTGAGCGCGAGCGCCTCATTAATCCGCAGGCCCGCATCCGCCAGCAGGATGACCAGCGCGCGATATGGCGCGGGCATCGCGTCCGCGAGCGCGGCGACTTGGCCGGGCGTGTAGAGGAATTTCGAGATGACGCGCGCCTCCCTCGCGCCGCCCTTGATTCGCAGCGGGCTGGCCTCCAGGAGTGTGCGGTCATCGGCGGCGGCTGCGTTGAGGAGGGCGCGCATGGTTTCGTAGGCGTTTTTTCGCGCACCCGGCGTCGCGTCGAGGTCGGCCCACCACTGTGCGAGCGAGGCCGGCGTCAGCTCCGTCAGTTCCTGGTCGCCGATGTAGGGGAGTATGTGCCGGCGCAGGTCCGAGTGCCGTTTGCGCAGCGTGCTTGCTGCGGCGCCGCGCTCGAGGTCGACGAGCCATGCGTTGGACCACTCGGCGACGGTCAACCCCTTGAGTGACTGCTGGCGAGCCTGCTCAGCCTCTCGCGCCGCGACAGCGTCGGGATGTTCCCACGTCCCCGCGGCGATGGCCGACCACTGCGCGGCCAGCCAGATCTCCGCCTCGCGTTTCGTCGGGAAAGTGTGCGGCGCGGAGATGCGGGGCGCGCGGCCAGGGCCGGTGTAGGTAGGATCGTCGAAGCGCGCGCGGTAACGCGGCCTCGACGCGGTGCCCCGCTTATCGATCGTGCCGAATGACTGTCTGCCCATCGTGTCTGCCCTCCGCGCGCCTGGGTACAAAACGGGTACAAGCACAGCATATCGCGCGGGCTACACGGGATTTATGGGACATATGGATTCTCGCGCTTTTTGTGGCCAGGTCGCCAAATCCTGGCTTTTCCGCACTGTCGCGCGGATTGCCAGGAGTGCGGCTCTGCAATTCCCCCCATCTCCACACATTCCTACTATTTATTGCAATTCCGCCATTTTCTCATGCGCGCGGGTACATGGCGGGTACAACAAAAGTCCCCACCTGCCTTGATGGCAGGTGGGGACTTTCATGCGTTGATACGCGATTCCAGTGCCTCAATGCGTTCATACATTGAGCGATGCGTGTCGTGAGCGTGCGAGTCAATCAGGCGCTGAGCCGACTCACGCGCTGTGCGCTCATCGTGGATCTCAGCGGCCATCCTGCTGCCGCGCTCATCGATTCTGTCGATCCGCTCTTTCATGTCCGACAGGCTCACTCCGTGGGTCTCGAGCGTCGATGCGACGCGGTCGACCGTCGATGAAAGGTCCTCGACCTTCTCGGGCAGGACCGCGAGGGCGCCCACTGTTTCGTTGACGGCCTTGACGGCGTCACGAACTTCGTCGAGGTCGTCGCGGAAGTTCGTCGCATGGTCATTGGAGACCTGTGCGTCAGCTGACTGCGCGGCCTTCTTCGCTTCCTCTGCTGCCTTGGTGACGCGTTGCATGTGTGATTCCATGCTGGCCTTGAGGCGCGCGAACCACATTGCGACGACGCCACCAAATCCGGCGAGGAGGATCGCGATGAGGCCGTTTGTGGCCTCAATGATCTTTGGGTCGGAGAGGATTCCACTCACTGCTGCGTCTCACCGCCTGAGTCGCCGTGTGTCACCGCCTCGGCCGCGCTCGCTCGCACGTCGTCAATGGTCTCGCCGCCCGGGGTGAGTGCCCCGGTCCAATCAATGATGCTCACGCCACCGATCTTGATCCCCGAGAGGATCTGATACACGGTCCAGGCGACGCCGAGGAACACCGTCGCCTGCGAGACGATGAGCTTCCAGGTGGCCGGGTAAGAGCCCGAGACCCAGACTCCTGCCGTCACGACAACGGCGACGGCGATCGTCAGCCAGACGCGACGCTGGCGCGTCCAGTACGGGCGATCAAGCGAGGCTTGAATAAGCGGCCACACGATGCCGATGAGGACCGACGTCACGAACGGATCGGACTGCAAGCCCAGCAGAATGTTGCTCTGATTCATGTCTGTTTCCTCTCACACGGTCTCTGCGCCCGCGAGCGCGATGTTGACTGCTGCGGCGGTGGCTGGGCCGTAGATTTCGTCCTCGTATGCGCCGACGGCCGCTTGGATGAGTCCGACTGTCTCGTCGTGCGCCGCTTCGGAGTTTTCGCCCCAGATGCCGTCCGGCGTGGTGCCGACGACCCGCTGTGTGTATTCGACGCCGTATGGGAAGGTGCGGCCGCCCCAGGTGGATGCGGCGGCTACGGCGTTGATGCGCTGTCGCGTGTCGGGACCGGCGATGTTATCGGGGACCGCGCCGACGGCTTCTTGGAGCGCGGTAATGTCGGTGTAGCCGCTGTCCTGGGCGCTCGTGTCGACGTTGCCGTCCCAGCGTCCGTTGTCGATCATCCAGGCCAGGACGACTCGCATGTCAACCCATCCGAGGATGTCGTCTTCATCTCGGTACTTGACGAGGACTCCATTGCCATTGTCCTGGCTGCCACCCATGCTGGTGTTGCCCTCGATGGCACGGAAGTAGTCGGATGCCTGGTCAGGCCAGGACGCGCCGACGTGGTCGGCGATCCCGTCGCCGTGCCACTCGTAGATCGCTTGATGACCGTACCCGGATTCGTCGCGCCACGCGCCGATCTGCTGCGCGAAATTCTTGATGTAGGGCACGTAGTACCACCACGCTGCGTTCATGAGGTTGACGCCTGCCTGGAGGTATCCCCAGACCTGGAAGGCTCCACACCAGGCATAGCCTCGGAAGTCGGACTTTCCGACGGCGTCCCAGTACTTGTTCCCGCCGACGTGGCCGACCTCGCCGCGCATCGCATCCATCGCGATGTTGATAGCCTGCGTGATTCGAGGATCGTTGATGCTCGTCATGCCTGGCCTCCTTCGCGCTGAGCGATGTTGCGTTCGGTCATGAGGCCCATGATTTCGGCCTCTTCCTCTCTCGTGGCTGGCATAGTTGCGTCGGTGTTTTCCATTTCTTCGCCTTTCGTTGGTGTTTTCGGTATGAGTAATCCCCGGCCGCCTGCATGGTGGTCGGGGATTAGGCTTGTATCGCGCCTGTTCTTGTCAGGTCTTGATGATGTAGTTCAGCGCCATGTACGGAGGCAGTACGCTGAACGGTTTGCTCTGACCCTCTGGCTGTGCGATGGCTCTATCCAGAGATCCGCTCCCTGCGGCTGCGATGCCTGTCCAGGCTGAGCCGCCCGAGAAGTTCGTCTGGTAAATCGCCGCTCCTGATGGCCAGTAGCTCGATTCTCCGCCGATCTGGTGCGAGTGTCTCGGCATCTCATCCACCGTGAGCGCATGCCGTTCTTCGCCGCCGAGCTCGCCGAGCGGGTGCGCAGCATTCACCCCCAGCACCGTTCGGCCGCGCAGGTCCGGGACTCGGAATTTGAAGTTGTTGCCGAACACCTTCGCGAGCTCCGGGTACGTTCGTCGGTCGTACTCTTTGCCGTCGCACATGAGCCAGCCGGACGGCGCCACTGCCCCGGCGAACGCGGCGATCACGCCAGCAGGCGTGACGACGGTGATCGCCTCACCCGGGTCACCCTTCTGGCCGCGCGGGCCAGTCTCACCCTTGTCGCCCTTCGGGCCAGGAGGGCCAGCCGGACCGCGCTCACCCTGGTCGCCCTTCGGACCAATGGGGCCTGGTGGCCCCTGCGGCCCTGTCCCTCCGCCTCCGCCTCCGCCGATGTTGAGGTCGGCTAGGTCTAGATACCGGTCTCGGTATGTGCGTGTCGCGGCGATAGCCTGCATGTTTCCCTCGTGGATCTGCACGAGGACTCTGTCGCCCGGATACACCTTCCGAGTGAGCAGCTGGTCCGGGACTGATGTGATCGCAGCGTTCTCGTCAGAGCGCACACGCCATAGGTCTAGGTCGAACTGCACGTTCACCTGCCCCTGGCGCGCGGACCGCACTGCCGTGCCCCACTGATAGGACGGCTGCGCATCCACCCGCTGCCGCAGATCCGCGACCACAGCGGCTAGATAATCAACATCATTCATTGCGAATCTCCTTGATCTCCGTCTTCACGAGCGCGGTAGGAGAGAGCGGGATCTCCATCTTCTGCACCGTTCCCCGTAGACGCTGCCCCTGCGACACGAATTCAATGACATCGCCTGGCCTGATGTTGACTGGCAGGTGCTCGATCACTAGCGTCGCCGCTGGCATCGACTTCTCCGCGAGTACGCGAGCCGCCCACTGGTCGATCGCTGACTGGCTCGTGACCTTCACGCCGGTCTCGACATGGACCACCTCGCCGCGATTTACAGTTGAGAGCGGGTCGTCTTTACGATCGTTTCTGGCCACCCCGACCACTGCAGGAGACGGTCCCGCGTAATATCTGTCCTCGCCTCGCTTGGTGTCGTCAGATCCCGGGGTGCCGACGCAGACGACGACGTTTGGCACCGCGAACAGATCGCGGTCAATCGTCCAGTCTGCAGAGTGGATCGCCGTGTCCCCCTCGCGGAAAACGTAGGAGACCGGGCGGCGTGACGGGCGAATGTACGGCCCGCCCGTGATGACACCGTAAGGATCGGGGGTCAATGCGCCCCAGCCGACGAGGCGCGCGCAGTCGTTGAGCATCGTGAGGATGTTCGTTCCGACGTCGTATGTAATTGCCTCATTGATGAGGCTCGGCCCTCCGACGAAGCCGTAATCCCCGAACTTCGTGAAGCCTATCCGCAGATTCTTCGCCTTTGCTGCGTATCGCTTAATCAAGCTCCACTTGCCATCTGTCAAGTGGTCGTTCTCGACCTGCTCGATACGATCCGTGGACATGCGGTCTAGGTACGCGAGCGTCGACAGGAGCTCGACGTCTCGCGTCACCCTATGGTCATTGACCGAGCGGGTCGGCGACGACATCACGAACGTCGCCACCGGCCACCCCTCCATGCCGACCGGCACGTAATCAACGCGAGCGTGCATGTTGAACCAGTCGATCTCCTGAGCCGTCTCCGTGAGGCTGAGCTGGCCCGACGCTCGCAGACGCGACGTCGCAGACAGCGTCACCGACCCAGACTCGACGCCGTCAAGCAGACCGATGTCCTGACCGGCCGGCGTCGTTAGCATCACCCGATAATCAGCCTGTCTGACAGACGATGGATCAGCCACGGTTCACCTCCGTCAACTTCGCCGACACCGACCAGATCCCGCCAACCTCGCGGCCGAACTGCACGTCCGACAGCGAGCCGTACAAGACGCGACCGAGGGGGTCACGGTACATGAACGGCGCGGGCATATACGCCAGATCCTCAAGCGCCTGACGCTCACGCACCGACGAGTCCAGCAGCGCCGCAGACACCTGCACGACACGCTGACGCTGCGTGCCCGACAGCTCGACACCCAGCCTCCTGCCCGCGAAATACTTGACCTCACGATTCACGAGACCAAGCTGTGACCCGGTCACCGGATTCCACGCGAGACGCACCGACCGCGAGAAACCCTGCCCCGCCGAAATCCACACCGCCTGCGAATCCGCGAGCGCGTCGATGATCGTCACGGAGGACGAGGGCATCGCCGACGTTGCGGTCACCCTGTACTTGGTCGTGCCGTTGGTGAGGCACTCCCTGTCTTTGTACATGGTCGAGGGCGGTAGCTTGTCGGCGACGATCTGCCAGGTTGAGCCGCCGTCGATTGACCGCTCGAGGCGTGTCTCAACGGTTGGCGGCTGCTTGCTGCCGGTGGGGACGGCGGGGGAGGCAATCGAGATGAGCATGTCCCCCTCGTCTTCTTCCCAGGAGGCTGTCACGATCGGCTCGGGCGGCGTCGGGTACTCGACCTTGTATCGCCGCTGAACTGTTGTCGCGAGTCCGTACCCGTCCGTGAGGGTGACGCGGACGACGTACTCCGTGCGGTTCTCGAGGCGTGCCTTGAAGCGCAGTGGCGCGCGTGAGAACGTCGGCACGACGCCGAGCGCGGCGGCGGTGCCCTTGATCTGCTCGATGGCCTGCAGGTTCGTCGAGAGCAGCTCACAGAGCACGGTCGAGATCGTCGTCGACGACCCCTTCACGTGCGAGACCGTGAGTGCGCCGTCGAACGCCGAGCGGTCGAGCGTGAGCGAGTCCGGCGCGAGCGCGACGACCGGCGCGTACGTGACCGTCGTCCGCCTGACGGGTGACCAGTCCGAGTACTCTCGGTATTGACCTTTCGTGCGGATCTGGTAGTCGATGACACCGGCAGGCAGGTCAATGGTCTTTGTCTGCACGGACCCCGTGACGGAGACGCTCAGCCAGGGGCCTGAGTCCCCTGCGCGATGGCCGTTAGCAGTCTCCGTGTACACGGTGGCGTACCGGATATCCGCGGCTTCCTGCCACGTTTCGTCGAGCGAATTATGCGCCCACGTGAACGGCACGGCTCCGACCGCAGCGTATGTGCCCGGCCCGGACACTGCCGGGATGCCCGGCTTCTGCAACACCTGGATCGTGTTCGATGGGGTCGACCGTTCGGATTCCAGATTGTCGGTCTTGATGATCGCGCGGTACGTGTGCGGCACCTGCAGGTCCGCTGTCTCGTGCACCCAGCCGTCCGCGTCGGCGCGTACTTCTCCGACTTTCTTATCACCGTCGAGTATCTCGACCGTCGCGTCCTGCGGATAGGCGAACGTGGTTTTCCAGGTGATGCGTATCTGGCCGCGTTCGTTCTTAGAGGCCGTCAACTCCGAGACCGGCGCCGGAGCCGTCGACACGCCGTTGGAGTCCGGCGACGCCGGGCCGGGAACGAAGTCCGAGACATCCCGGATACGTGTCGGTATGATCGGCGACGCATACACGCGATACCAGAAACGGTCATTCGCGTATACGGCCTTGTCATCGACCATCTTGAACACGGGCACCGTGGCGCCCTCCGCGTTCACCCAGGACACGACGTGCCACTGCCTTGGGAGCCATGGCCCCGAGTATTCGTCGGAGTAGGCGTCCCATCGTTCGATCACGTACGAGCGGATCGGCGATGACGCATCTGCGGGCTTCGCGGCCGGCCACTCCAGCAGGACCGAGTGCCCGTCCTCAAGCAGCGTCGCCTTGCAGTACGACGGCGCTGACGGCGGCTTCGCCGGCCGTGCAGGCAGCGTGAGCCACGCCTGCATCGACGGGTGGCCCCCGTTCCAGATCGGACCGAGCGAATAACCGACGCTAATCGAGCGCTCCTGATTAGGCAGGAGATTCTCGCGCCAGTGAGACGTACCCATGTCCTTGTAGACCGTCGCGCCAGTCGGCGACGAGAATGACACCGTCTCCGAGCCGACTCCGACGTTGCCCCACCAAGAGGTTTTCGCCGAGTAATTATGCCCGTACCCATCGGAGCGAAGCCAGAACTGCGCGTACACCTCGACGTAGCCCTGATGGGGGTCGCCGGTGTACCACATTTCCACGCCTACTGACATGTACCCGGACGATGCGGACCACTGAATCGCCATGAGTGTTACTCCTTAGAATCCGATGCGCTCGCGCAGCGCAGAGCGAGAGGCTGGCGCGAGGCTGTCCGAGACGACGCCGCCCGCCTCGACTCGCATCCTGCCGATCAGCTGATCGTCTGAATCGCGCACGACCAGATACTGCGGGCCGGTCGCCTGGATACGAGCCAGTCCCGCCGTGCCGCCAAGCCCCGCCGTGACCGACAGCGCGCCAGCCTCCAGGCCCGTGAGCTGCTCCTGCCCGGCGGCAATCGTGTCCCTGATCGCCGCCTCGAACAGCGGCGCGCGCTGCGCCGCACCCTCGGCGAGCGCCTCGACGATCGAGCGGCCCGAGTACAGGGTCCACCCGTGGCCCGAGAACGGGCCCTTCTTAGCCGGGGAGAACGGCAAGTACTTGCGGACTGAACCGAGCATGTCAGAAACCGCGCCCGTCACCGAGCTCGCCATCGACTTAATGCCGTCGATCAGCCCCTGAATGATCTTCTTGCCTGATGAGACCATCATTGACGGTACGTTAGCCAGGACGCTCGTGATCTGCTTCGGCACGTCCAAGAAGATGTTTTTCAGGGCTGGGAGGGTCTTTACGATGCCGTCGATCAGGCCCGTCAGGATCTGCACGCCGGCGCTGAGGATCAGCGGGATATTCTGCACGAGGACCGTCACGATGGTCGTGATGATCTGCGGCAGCATCGCGATCAGCTGCGGCAGCGCCTGCACGATGCCATTGATGAGGCCGATGAGCAGCTGCACGCCCGCGCTAATGATCATCGGCAGATTCGTGACCAGCGTCGTGACGATCGTGTTGATGATCGTCGGCAGCATATCGATCAGCTGCGGCAGCGCTTGAAGGATGCCGTTGATCAGCGTCGTCAGCAGCGAAATGCCGGCCTCGATGATCAGCGGCAGATTCTCCACGATGGTCGTCACCACGGTCGTCAGGATCTGCGGCAGCATCTCGATCAGGACCGGAAGCGCCGTCTGCAGACCAGTGATCAGGGCGTTCAGCACCTCCACGCCCGCGTTGATCAACTGCGGCAGCGCCTCCACAAGCGTCGTGACGAGGGTCGTCACGATCTGCGGGAGCGCCGCTGCCAGCGTCGGGAGCGCCTGCACGATGCCGTTAATGAGGCCCGTGAGCAGTCCCGCGCCAGCCTGAATCAACTGCGGGACTGCCGTCGTGAGGGCACCAAGCAATGAGGTGATGATTCCCGGCAGCGCTTCGAGCAGGACCGGGATCGCTGCCGTCAGACCGGCCGCCAGCCCGTTGATCAGGGCAACTCCCGCGTTGATCAGCTGCGGCAGCATATCGACGAGCCCCGTCACGAGCGCAACGATCATCTGCGCAGCAGCGGGGATCAGCTGCGGAAGCCACGAGCCGAACGCGCTGACAAACGATTCTATGATCTGGCCCGCCATGTCCAGTAGGACCGGGAGCGCGTCCGTGATTCCGGTAATCAGCGTCTTGACCGCCTCCGCACCCGACGCGATCAGCTGCGGCGCGTTTGACACAAGCTCCGCGCCGTACTTCGAGACATTGAGGATCATGTCCGAGATAACCGTCTGGATCTGCGTCGTCAGCTCACCACCCGACGCCTGCACCAGCGCACCAATGCCGGCAACCGCCGCCGCGATGAGGCCACCGAAGGCCAGCACCTTGCCGAACCGCGCCGGATTCAAGAACATGCCGACCTGCCCGATCAGCCCCTCAGCTGCCGAGCCGAGCGGACCAGCAGCGCCCGCAAGCGCTTCCCCCATCTTCGGGCCGATGCCGTGCATCACCTGCATCGCCGGGTCGAGCGCTTTGCCTACGCCTTCCTTCACGGCCTCCCCCAGACCCGAAAACCTACCCACGATGGCAGACGGCTGCGGCAGCGCATCAAACGCCCCGATGATCAGCGACGGATCTGCCAGCAGCGTGCCCGCTCCCGCGAGCGCAGCGAAGCCTCCGGTGGCTTGTCCGAGGGCTTTGGCGATGTCCTCGAGGGTGAGGTTACCGTCCTTCATGGCGTCGGCGAAGGGCTTGATCTTTCCGGCGAGGATGTCGACGTACTTGCCCGCACTGTCGAAGGCCGGGCCGAGCTGCTCGCCGACAGCGTTAACGATGTCTGTGAGCGGTTCCTTGACCTTGTCGAGGGAGGCGACGAGGCCCTTCTCGACGGCGGCTTCGAGGTTGCCCCACGCGCCCTCGAATGTCGATGCGGACTTCGCGGCTTGCTCTGCGACGTCTGTGAAGCCTAGGTCCATGAGGGCCTGGTTGAACTCCTCGGCCGTAATCTGGCCTTGGCTCATGGCGTCACGGAAGTTGCCGGTGAAGGCTGCGTTGTTCTTGAGGGCTTCCTGGAGCTTGCCTGACGCGCCAGGAATGGCTGCCGCAATTTGATTCCAGTCCTGGGTCGTGAGCTTGCCCGCTCCGTTGATCTGGACGAGCGCGAGCGCGACCTGCTTGAACGTATCCTTGGTGCCGCCCGCGATCGCGTTGACGTTGCCGGCCGCTTCGGCCATCTTGTCGAAGTCCTTGACGCCGTTCGCGGCGAGCTGCGCCGTCACCGACTGAATGTCGGACAGGTCATAGACCGTCTGGTCGGCGTAGGTTTGCGCGGCGGCGGTCAGCTGCTTGATGCGCGAGGGGTCGACGCCCGCGAATTCTAGCGTCTTCTTGAACTTGTCGGTCGCGTCGGACGCTGAGATGGCCGCGGGTATCTGCGCAGTGAGCGCGGCCGTGACGCCGCCGACCGCTGCGGCAACGCCACCGAGGCCGAGCTTTCCGATTGAGGAGAGGGCACCACCGATGTGCTTCGAGAGCGATTGTCCGATTTGGGAGCCCCAGGACTCTGTCGCGCCCGTGAGCGCGGCCGTGACGTCGCCCGATCCGAACTCAGACGCGATCTGTTTCTTGAGGCCCCTGAACGACGGTACAACGTCGATCCAGGCTGTGCCCAGTGAAATACCTTCGGCCAATGCTCTCTCCTTATCTAGTTTTCAACTGCCACGCGGGCGGCGCCCAGCTGCTTATCGATCCAGTCCGTGTCGGGCATATGGTCGATTTCAACTCGCGTGCCCGGGCGCGGGATCGGCGGCGGCATGCCCCTGCCCTTCTGCGCGTTCTCGGTTTTCGCCCACTGGAGCCACCTCAATGAGTCCGCCTGAATCGCAGCTAGGTGCGTGTCGAGCGATCGCCACTGCCACTCCTGGTCGATGGCACGCAGCGTCCAGGATTCCGTCTGCTTGATGACGACGGATGCGAGGCGCGCGGCCTGACGGGCGGGCATCTGGCGCGGGGGGCACCCGAAGAACCGGAGGAAGTCTGCCTCAAGCTCATCGGGCGCATGCGCCAGGATCGCGGCGAGTGTCAGGCTTTTGGGTTCAGCTCCCTCATGATCTGGACGAGCACCTCAGCCGCTGCGGTCGCCGTGACTCGGCCGTTCTCGCCCCTGAGAGCGTCGAGCAGCTCCTGCGCCTTGTCGCCCGCGACCGCGCGGAAAACGGTCGGCAGTACGAGGACGTCGCCGCGCTGAATCTCAGCGAGCGACTCGAGCAGCTCGAAATCGTCGAGAACGGTCGGGGCGACCGCCAGCTGCACTCCTGCGACCGTGATCGTGCGCATATCCACCGGAATGGGATCGACCGGACCATGAGGGGCCTCATGCTGCTCCTGCGGCACGGGTGCCGACATGTTGATATCGCCCGCGCCGCATGCCTGCTCGTAGCGTCCACGAGCCTCGTTCACTGCCTCAAGCGAGCCGTCAGCGTGACGAGCAACAGCGTAACCGCCCTGCTCGCGCGGGCCACCGTGCCACTCAAGCACGACGTCGCTGTGCGGCGGGACTGCGACGCGCTCAACGTCGTCGGGATTGCCGGGAACCATCTGATTGTAAAAAGTCATCGCGCTCAACCTTTCTAAGTCTGTGAGTCCTTTGTCGCGCCTATAGGTGTGGGTGGAATGGAGAGGGGCGGGGCGCGACCCTGCCT